GTACTGACAAATTTAAAGGTGGTATCATGGTGGCTGTAGATGATGGTTCTAAAAAAGCTTTCATTCCAGGTGCAACTAATGATGTTATAACTATGAACGGTTCTACAAAAGGTGGTATCGTTGGTAGCGTAGTATCTTTCACAGCGATTGATACTGCTACATACTTAGTCCACAATTCTTTATTGCTTGGATCAGGTACAATAGTAACACCGTACGCGGATAGTTAATAAATAATTAGTGTGGGGCTTCGGCCCCACATATTAATTTTAAGGAGAAACAAATTATGGCAACATCAGACCAACAGTTTTCTACAAGAACTTCTGACGGTAGATTTGGTAGAGCAACAGACGCTTCAGGTTCATTTATTGGACCAGCTAGAATAACTTATATTCAAGTTGAAGGCGTAGCTAATAGCAATATCAAACTATATGATGGAACAGATGCAACAGGTGCTTTAGTATTCGAAGGTAATTGCGGGACTGAAGGATTAGATATTTATGTTCCAGGAAGCGGTATCAGATGTAGAACTGGAATATATTTAGATTTAACTAATACTACTTCAGTTACTATCGGATACACTGGCTAGGAGGCTAAATGGCTAATACCACTTCAGGAACTGCAACGTTCGACAAGACTTTTTCTATTGATGAAATTATAGAAGAATCTTTTGAACGTATTGGATTAAATTCTGTAGCTGGCTATCAAATGAAGTCAGCCAGAAGATCTCTTAATATCCTATTTCAAGAATGGGGTAATAGAGGTATTCACTATTGGGAAATAGGAGAATTAGATTTAGATCTTGTACAAGGTCAAGCCGAGTATAAATTTTTCAGAGCTAGTTCAGATGGTACAAGTGCTACATCAAATCCAAATGGTGTATATGGAATATCCGATGTTCTTGAAGCACAATTAAGAAACAATAGAACTCAAACAACTCAATCAGATAGTCCTATGACTAAAGTAGATAGATCTACTTATGCAGGATTTTCTAATAAACTTTCACAAGGAACGCCTAATCAATATTGGGTACAAAGATTTATTGATCATGTAAGTATTAGTGTTTATCCAACACCAGATTCTACTAATGCATCTAAAGATATGCATTTCTATTATATAAAAAGAATTCAAGATGTTGGAGATTATACAAACGCAACAGATATACCTTTTAGATTTGTACCTTGTATGACTTCAGGTTTAGCTTTTTATCTTGCACAAAAATATCAACCACAATTGGTTCAACAAATGAAATTATATTACGAAGATGAATTATCTAGAGCATTAGCTGAAGACGGTTCTGCTTCTAGTACTTATATTACACCCAAAGCTTATTACCCAGGAACATAATGTCTAAATATGCAGTAGGAAAACATTCAAAAGCTATTTCAGATAGATCAGGACTTGAATTTCCATATAGAGAAATGGTTAGAGAATGGAATGGTTCGTTTGTTCATTATACAGAGTTTGAACCAAAACAACCACAATTAGAACCAAAACCAACAGGTGGAGATGGTGTTGCATTATTAAATGTTAGACCTGATAGAACAGAACCAATTACAACTGTAATGATATCACAAGATGGTTTTGAAACATATGCTGCAGGATCAGGAATTATAAATGTATTTTCACCTGGACATGGTTTAACAAATGGAACAACATATTTATTTAGAGGACCACCAACAGTTTCACCTGGAACAGGAACATCAACAAACGCCGTTTTTGCTTATGCAACTATTCCTAACTTTGATGGAATTACAGGAGCACAAATAGGACAAGGTTCAGGCTATGCTATTACGACAGGAAAATATGTTAGTGATACAGGAAGTGGAAGTCCTGGGAGAAACACGTCTGATTATATGACTAGTAATTTCTTCTTCTTTACAGTTAATTCAGATACTGCTACAACTGGTAGTGTAAAAGGAGGAGGCTACGGTTGTTCCGTTGGGCCTATAACAATAAGCGCATGATAAATAAAATTTGGAATTGGATAAAAAATATTTTTAAACCTGAAAAACAAGATCCTCATCTTGTTTTATATGAAGAAGTAGAGGAAACTGCAAAACAAAAAAAGATACGTTTAAAACATAAAGGAGATAGTAAGTAATGGCTGGATTTACGTACGCAACATTAACAACAGCAATTCAAAACTATACTGAAACAGATACTAATGTTTTAACTGCTACTATTACAGATCAATTTATTGAAAACTCTGAACTTAGAATTTTAAGAGATGTGCCCATTGATGCGTATAAAAAACAATCTATTGGTAATTTAGTTACAGGGCAAAATACAATTAACGTACCAGCTCAAACTTTATTTGTGAAAGGTGTACAAGTTTATGATTCAACGTCAGCTTCTACTGGAGCTAATACTTGGTTAGAGAAAAAAGATGAAACATACTTACAAGAATTTGAACCATCTACAGAATCATCTGCTAGAGCTAAACCAAAATACTATGCTATGTTTGGCGGAGCAACAGGTATATCTGATACTACTTCAGGAAGACTATTTTTATCTCCTGCGCCGGATAGCACTTATGTATTTAAAATACATTATGAAGCTATTCCAACTGGGTTATCGGGTTCAAATACCACAACTTATGTAAGTCAGTATTTTGGAAATGGACTGTTATATGCTTGTCTAGTAGAGGCATTTTCTTATTTAAAAGGTCCAACAGATATGTTGACATTATATGAAAATAAATATAAACAAGAGGTACAGAAGTTTGCTGCAGAGCAACTTGGTAGACGTAAAAGAGACGATTATACTGACGGTACAGTTCGTATTAAAGTTCCTTCTCCGTCACCGTAATAGGAGATAAATTATGGCAATAACATCGGCAATATGTTCAAGTTTTAAAAGAGACCTTTTAAAAGGTAAACATGATTTTGATACATCAGGTGATAGTGGTGATACTTTTAAAATAGCATTGTTTACAAGTTCAGCATCTTTAGGTGCAGCAACAGAAGACTATTCAACTTCAAATGAAATTACAAATACTTCTGGATCAGCATATACTGCTGGTGGTAAATCTTTAACAAATACTGGAGTTGGTTTAACTTCAACAACTGCGTTTACAGATTTTTCTGATATCTCATGGACATCAGCTTCATTCACTGCAAATGGTGCAATGATTTATAATTCAACAACTGATGGTGGTTCGAATACAACTGATTCTGTTTGTATTATCGCTTTTGGTTCTGATAAAACTGCAACTAACGGAACTTTCGAAATACAGTTTCCTGCAAACGATTCATCGAACGCAATCATAAGATTAGCATAAGGAGGGTCCAGTGCCCGACGTTTCTTCTGGATGGGGCCGATTAACCTGGGGACAGGCTAATTGGAACGAAGCTACTACTTTAACTCAAGGGTGGGGAGCCGAAGCTTGGGGAAGTGGTGGATCTTGGGGCGATGTTGGTGATGAAATTGTATCCATAACAGGTCTTGAAATAAGTTCTACTTATAATCCTTCTATAACAATTACTGCAGAAATAAATACAGGTTGGGGTGGATTAGTTTGGGGAGAAAACAATTGGGGAGATCTATCTAGTATCACTTTAAGTATTCCTGGTTTTGAAGTTTCATCTACATTAAATACTTCATTAGATATTTCTGGTAATGCTTTAGTTGAAATTTCTGGTCAAGAAATAAGTTCTACATTAGGAACAGTTTCAAATGTAATAAGTGTAGTTAATGAACCAGATGGTTTTGCAATTACTTCTAATCAAGGAACAGCACTTCCTGTTATTGATGCTACTCAAACAGTTACTGGTTTTGGAATTACTTCAGCTATTGGTGTCATAGATCCAAAAGATCAAGTATTTGGTTTACCCACATTTACTGTTACATCAGAACAAGGAACTGCTTTTGCACCAAACGAAGATGTATCAGTTACAGGACAACAAATTACATCAAATCAAGGAACTGTAGTAGTAGATACTACAACAATTATTGAGCCTACAGGAATTCAAATAGCATCTAACCAAGGAACAGTAATTGTTCCTAATGATGCGGTAGCGCCAACTGGATTATCAATAACATCTGCTCTAGGATTTGTTGAAGGAACAGGATCAGTTAGTGTAGCTGTTACAGGTCAATCTATAACTTCTGAACAAGGTACAATTGTAGATGTTCCTGATCAAATAATGGGACTAACAGGACTATCATTTAGTTCTGCTATTGGTAGTGTAGATCCTATAGATCAAGTAGTTGGATTACCAACATTTACATTAACCGCAACTGTTGGAGAGCCTTTTATTATTCACTATCAAGATGTTGACACTGGCTCAAATACGGATTATAACGGAGTTTCAACAGGTTCGAATACGAATTATTCTAATGTTGCAACTGGATCAAATACAAGTTATAGTGACGCTGCATAGGAGATAAAATTTATGGCATCAACATACACACCTCTTGGTATAGAGCTAATGGCTACTGGCGAAAACGCTGGTACATGGGGAACGAAAACAAACGCAAACTTAAACCTTGTTGAACAATTAGCAGGTGGATTTAAACAAGTATCTATCGCAGGTGGTGCTCAAACAACTGCTTTAACAATTGCAGATGGTGCATTAACTGGAACAGCTCAAGCTAGAATGATTGAGTTCACAGGTTCTATTTCAGGAAGTCAAATAGTTACAATACCATTAGACGTAGAAACATTTTACTTTTTAAAAAATTCAACATCAGGTTCTCAAACAGTTCAATTTAAATATGCATCAGGTTCTGGTGATACTTTTACTTTTGCAACAGGAAATAAAAGTACAGCAATTTTATTTGCAACAGCAAATGATGGAACTAACCCAGATATTATTCAAATTCAAACAGGTGGAGATGTTGTAGACGATACATCACCTCAACTAGGTGGTAACTTAGATACTAACGATTTTAACATTGCCTTTGATGATGCTCACGGAATCATTGATGAAAATGGCAATGAACAATTAATATTTCAAACAACAGGTTCAGCAGTTAATCAATTTGATATAACTAATGCTGCAACTGGAAATGCACCGTCAATATCTGCTACAGGTGGAGATTCAAATATAGATGTTGCAATTATTCCAAAAGGAACAGGTGAAACTAAAGTTGGAACTGGTGCCGCAGCTGCAACAATTACATCAAGTGGTGCACATGATTTAACTTTAGATACTAACTCAGGAACTAACTCAGGGGTTATTACTATTACAGATGGTGCAGGTGGTAACATTGCTATTACACCAAATGGTTCAGGAAACATTGTTCTTGATGGATTAACTTTTCCAAATGCTGACGGATCAGCAGACACATTCTTAAAAACAAACGGATCAGGTACTTTATCTTTTGCAGAAGTATCTGGTGGTACTTCATGGCAAGCAGTAAAAACTGGAGACTTTACAGCAGTTGCAGGTGAAGGATATTTTATAAACACTACATCTGGAACAATTACTATGACGCTTCCAAGCTCACCTACGATTGGTGACGAAGTTGCTTTTGTAGATTACGCAGGAACATTTGATTCAAACACAATGACAGTTAATAGGAATTCTGAAAAGATCAACGGTGCCACTGCTGATCTAACAGTGTCAGTAGAAAGGGCAGCCAATACTTTGGTCTATACAGATGGAACTCAGGGTTGGTTGTTAAAGAATAAATAATCATGGCTACCTATAAAGAAAGCGTTGGGACTGCGGTCACCAATGTTGCTGGAGATTTTCCAGGAGCCGCGGACGGTGAACTATGGTTCAATAGCACTGCTTCAACTTTTCAATATCAATACG